TCGCAAAGGAGTGCAGTCATGATTACAGGAACCTCTCATTACGACGAAGTCCAGGTGGTGCCATGCACAATCTGCGGCGGTTACTACAAGGCTGATGAGCCAGAAATACACGTCTGCGAGGAGGCCGCCCAATGAGCAACATCGACAAACGCGCATTACGAGAAGCTGCGGAAAAGGCTACGAAAGGTCAGTGGGCTGTTGAGTTCGACGATGAGGTTTACTCCACTGATGGCGTGAACAATGAGCAAATAGCCATGGTGTTCAGTGAAAACGAAGTGCGTGACGCTGCGTTCATCGCCGCCGCTAACCCCGCCACCGTGCTGGCGCTGCTGGATGAGCTGGAAGCCAAAGACCGTCGCATCGAAGAAGAGATTGCCCGAGCTAACCGCGAGCATCACCGTGGTTTCATGATGGCGTGCGGGCATCTTAAAGAGCATTCAAACGTTCATTATGCTGATGCTGCCGAGATGGAGATAGCAGCCCTTCGCAATCGCATCAATGAGTTGGAGTCCGCCGCAGCCGGTAAAGGAGGTGCATCATGATCACCTTCACCAAAGAACAGCTTATCGCTTCTGCGCACGCGCGTATTGAGTTTGCAGAGATGATGCTG